CCTCTAGCCATTATTGTCCTCCATCTTCTCTAAATCTGATGTGAATTGTTCCCACACTCTGGAAACTTTTGTTTTTCTATTTGCGTTATACACTGCTAAATCTAAAATCTCTGATGCGAGCATCTCTATGGCTCGGATAATGTTTACTGCAAAACCTGATATCACTACTAAGAAATCAGCGAGAGTAATAGAACGCGGTACATAATCTCTGTCATCATCCACGTTCTATTCTCCCACTACTAAACTAAGCCTTCTTGCCCTTACGAGCCTTTCCTGCATAGCCAAATTCGACTTTGCCACCTGGCTTCTTCATATCCTTTTTGCCTTCTGTTGGCTTTGCCATTGGAGCCTTTGCACGACCACCTTTTTTCATTTTACACCTCCCTTACCCTGCAATAGATGCGAGTAGAGTCGCTATATCTGGACGAGAGCCAGCAGCAGGGGCCGCACCCATTTGTTCTGGAGTTGGCTGCGAGGCAGGAACGGGGGCCATACCTGCTGCTGGAACTTCTTCGCCCATCATTGGCACTTCTGGTTGTGGTTCTGGGGCGAATACTTCATCGACAATGGTCTCTAGTTGCTTACCTTTTTGACGACCTTTGATAACTTCCGCGATTCGGGAAACAATCTGAGAAGGATCTTGGCCTTGTGCAGCAAGCGCTGGGATTGCTTGGGCATACTGAGCCATAGCAACACGCAAAGAATCACGCATTTCTTCAATGTCAACACGTTGTTCTTCTTGAGTAACATTTAACTCCATTGGAATTTCACGACGTACATAGTCGCGGCTTACAAGTTTGTCAGAACGCATCTGTAGCAGAGCAATAATTGCGTTGTTTGGATTCATACCAGACATAATGCCGTAACGGACATCTACGCCGTATTCACCAGCAATCTGCTTTGATGGTACATACTTCATATTAAACGGAGTACCGTCATCTACGCCCTTGATTTCCTTGGTCATATTGCCAAAGATTTTCTCGTCTACCTCAAAGCAGAGAGATACAAGTTCAGTAAACAGGCGTGCAAACTGTGCTTGTGCTGCACGTACTTGGGTATCAAAGCCAGCCTGGAGTGCTTGAACTCCGCGACCTGTGATGATAGAAGCATCGATATTACCGCTGCGTACTTCTGGGTAGCGAGATCCTAGACGTAGTTCTCGCTCTAGAACGCCAGATTCTGTAAATACTCCAGCAGGTAGTTCTAGTGGAACACGACGGATTGCCTGTGGATTAGCAGAACGCATAATGGCATCAGGGCCGAGTGCAAGTTCTTGTACATCTTGCGGAATAGCAATAGGAGCTTGAATGGATTTCTCTGCTGCTTGAATCTGCAATACTGCAAAGCGAGCACGAGCAAGTTGTACTGCTAATACATCATCGAACTGACCGCGTGCTTCGCCATCGAGAGATGAGCGAACAGCAACACGAGCCATACACTTACCTACAGCATTAGGTAGATTAGAGAGAATAAGGTTGTTGCGATCAGGTACATAAATTAAATCTTGGTTCTTGTCGTGGTAGCGAACCATTGTGATGTATGGAGAGCCTGTTGCGTACTGGCTCTTAGCCACAATCTGATTGTAGAACTCTGGGTATTGCATAGCCAAAGATTCTGCATCGGTTTGGATTACCTGCGTTAGTGAGATACAACGACCAAAACGGTCCATCTCAGGATAGACACCAAATGGATTAAGTAGACGGATACGAGGATTGTTTGTCTCGTAATCCATCTCTACCATTGCTGGCAACATACCGTAGGTGTTAAACCAATCAGCACCTGTATACATCTGGATTTGTAGTTCAGACATTGAAACGTAATAGTTTGCAATGCGTGTTCTAGTATCTGCAGATTTACGAGCAGAGTCTGAAACCATATTGGTAGCAGCGCAGTTAAACGATGGCAGTGGTGCCATTACCTCTGCGAGGTCACGAGCAGCAACGTCAACAAAGTTAGCAACCAGAGGCTTTGGGTACTCCTCAGAGAACATCGCAGGATAAACCTTGCTGATATCTCCTTGACGTACTGATAGCACGTCGCGCATACGCTGGTCACGTGCTGCATACTTAGTCTGCAGTCGCGCTACCTTAGCGATGACCTCTTTGGTTGTAAGCATTTGTCCCTACTTCTTTTTAGTCTTCAACTTGATAATTGGCTTACCCTTGCTTGGACCCATCTTTACATCTGAGTCTCCTGGGTAGCGCTTATTCTTAGAAGGCAACTTCTTCTTACCCATAATTGCTGCGTCTAGCGCATTCATTTTCTTTCCTGGCATAGTAATCCTTACTTTAGATTCTCTAGAAAAGCGCCGCCAGCGCCGCCACCACGAAATACCATTTTGGTCACATTTGTTCCTTTTGGAACAGTGACTGTTTTGCCTTTTGGATTTGTAATTTTGATTTTTCCAGTCTTTGTTTTAGTAATAGTAAACTTTCCTTCATTTGTTTTTATGAAAGAAGGAGTTGCTGTTTTTACTGGTTTTTGTTTTGTTTTGCTTCTTTCAGTCGCTAGTTTAGCAAGTCTTTCTTTGCTTAGTTTTCTACGTTCTTCTTTTGGCAAAGCAGTTTCTTTTGCTACTTTTGAACTTTGTCTTTTTATTGCAGCCTTGAGATCAGTTTCAAGCATTTTATTTACTTGACTTGAAGTACCAGCAAATGTCATATTGCCAGAAGTTATGCTCATCTGACTATTCTTTGCTTTCTTTGCTGCCATTATTTCTTTTTCGCTTTCTTAGCCATAGCAACAGCACGAGTTGCTGTTCGCTCACGCTCTAGTTTTACTTGACGAGCAGTGGACTTGAACCCTGTACCACTAGCCTTCAATGTCTTTTTATTAGATGCAGCAATATCTGTTTTCTTTGCAGACTTGATATTGTAAGTCTCATTGGCAAATTTGAAACTAGCATTAGTTGTTTTAGCGCCAGCCTTCTCAGCACGCTCAACTTGCTTCTTTGCTTTCGCTTCTTTCGGTGAAAGATTCGTTCCATATTTACGTACTGGTTCAGAGTAACTTACAGTACCGCGTGCTTTATTGATAGCCTTAGCAGCCTTTTGCGCTGTAGTCAGTTTCTTTGCCATAATGTCTCCTAGATGAACTGTCTGTCTTTTTCTGCAAGGAGTTCATCTATGTTGATGACCTTGCGCTTGCCTCGCTCGAAACGAGACAAAAATGGATTCTTCATATGGTGGGCTGTGTGTATTCCGTTACTGAGCCACTCACGTGCTTTGATTTCACAGAACCACAAGGCCATCACCATATCGGTCTTACCTTTAGTGGTAGGTGACCAGGTAATAAGTTGTTCTATAAGAGCCTTGATGTTCTCTGTCTGATCTGATGGCAGATGGATAATGTTATCTCGGTGATGCTTTCCATCTTGTTGCTTGGTACCAAAGAGGGTGGACATAGATGCCACGCCAAAGCCTGCATCCCACTTGTTATTACCAGTATGGTGTTCTCGCAAGATAATACCTTTGCTTGCAAGGAACTGGCGGATGCCTTCATCTTGGGTAAGGAAGGACTGGAATGCGTTACGTTCTACTACCCACTCATTAGGTGCGTAGACATTGGACCAATCAACAATTAACTGCCTAATTTGAGCAGGTGTTGGTCTAGTAATCTTGATAGCATCAACGATATAACGCTTATGCGTTACACGATCTATCGCATAGCAGACCGCTGCGGTATCTCCCACCATTGCAGGGTCTAGGCCACAGACAACGCTAAAGCCATTCAAATCTCTGGGATGACCAGGGGAACCTGGTTGTAATCTTCCAGCCTTACGCATACCGTCAATAGAACCCTTAACACATACTGGGTCAAAGATGGCATCATCAGAAATATCTTGTTGTTGGTAAATCAAAGCCCACGTAGAGGCATCCATCGCTTGACGCTCATTGTAAAGGTTGCGTCCATTCCAGCGGGGCCATAAGCCCTCTTCTGTCTTCTGCTCTTCTGGTTGTCCATCAAAGGGTTGGTCTGAATAAGGCCAGAGAGTGGTCCACTTGTCAGGGTCTTCATTAGATTCAAGTAGAGCTGGCATAGCCAGATAGGTCCAAGGGACCAAGCCACCAGGGTATCTATCGGCAGAGCGTAGC